AACCAAACTACTCAGGGCGTGCAGCCGGCGGGACCGGCGACAACCGGCATGGCGGTGGTGCGGGCAAGCCCGGGTACCCGGTGCCGGACGGTCTCGAGGACGACGAAGAGCAGCGGTTCCCCTTCATGAAGGAAGGCGAGGCACCCTTGGCCAAGTCCCCCATCCCCGACGATGCCGGCGCCGCACAGGAGCCGACCGTCACCTACTCCGACCAGAGCGATCTCACCGAAGGCGGCAACGCCATGGGGACCGACCGTGTCCCCCGTGAGAACGTCGGACCGACGATCGAGGCCTACAAGAAGCAGGTCCTCTCCAAGGTCAAGCACAAGTCCGTGAAGCCCGTGGGTTCCACCGGCAAGAAGGCGTCCAGCGGGGACATCGACCTCGGCCTGGACACCGAACTGTCCCTCGAAGAGATCTCGGCCATCCTGAAGAAGCTGGGGATCGAGCACAAGGTCGCCAAGGGACTGGGCGAGATCAACTCCAAGTTCCCGCAGTACACCCCTGATGGCAAGCCCACCAAGCTCTCCGCCCAGGTCGACCTGATGGTCGGTCCGGAGGCGTGGACCCAGTTCTCCTATTATGGACCTGGCGAGAGCGAGTCTAAGTACAAGGCGCTTCCCCGCACAGGTCTCGTCCTCGGTCTCCTCCGGTACGCCACCGAGGAACCGCAGCCGGACGGCTCGGTCAAGTTCTGGTCCATCAGCCCGGCCAAGGGAGTCTTCCAGAAGGTCGGTCGGAAGGTCAAGAACAAGAAGGGCGAGGAAGAGTTCAAGTCGGACCGTGTGGACGCCACCAGCATCAGTGATCCCGAGGAAGTGGCCAAGCTCATCTCCAAGGGCACCGGCACGCCGTGGTCCGTGAAGGACCTGGCTGCGCCGTTCGAGCAGGTGTGGGCCAAGGCCAAGTCCACCATGGATCCGAAGAAGCTGGAGAAGGTCAAGGGCTACCTGAAGGGCTTCCTCAAGGGAGCCAAGCACGACGAGCCGTCGGAGCTCGGTGAAGCGAACGAGCCCGAGGGCGTCGTCTTCCGCGGTCTCCGTGGTCTCACTCCCCAGGAGCTCGCCAAGCTCGGCGGCAATCCGTCCCAGCCGAACGGCTCGGCGGTGATCAGCAAGGTCGACAAGAAGGGCTACTGGTCCGCCAATCCGAAGCTGGCCATGGTCTATGCCACCACCGCGGCCACTGCGGAACGGAAGGGCAACATCATGGCGATCCTCCGCGGGCGTTCGGACGCCGCGACCAAGGGTTCGGCCAAGGCGCTCAACCCCGGCACCCACGAGACCCGGATCGACAAGATCTGGTGGTCGACGGATCCGGGCCAGCTGAAGGCGGCCAAGCTCGACGAGGGCGGCGGCATCTCTCACCTCGAGGACATGAAGCCCCAGGAGTTCCTGCAGTTCCTGGCGAAGTACAAGGACCTGCCGCTCAAGGGCGGGCTCGAGGTCTCCGAGAAGGTGGACGGCTCCGCCCGCATGGAGTTCGGTGCCGAGAACGGAAAGCTCTGGACCAAGAGCAAGAACGGGACTCCGAAGAAGTCTTCGAAGGAGTGGCCGGACAAGCCGATGTTCGCGGCTCTCAAGAACGCCCACAAGGCGCTCGAGTCCAAGCCGGTGGGACAGAACATCCCGCCGAACACCGTCTTCACGGCCGAGGTCCTGTACACCAAGATCCCGAACTCCATCGAGTACGGTCCGAACGTCATCATGATCCACGGCGTCCACAAGGGCGACGCGGTCCTGTCCGACGAGGCCTCCAAGAAGGTGGCCAACGACCTCATCAAGAAGTCGGGCGGCCAGCTCACGGACGGCAAGGACCCGTGGAAGTTCGAGTACAAGCGGGTCATCAGCCCGGAAGACGTGATGGTGGACGTCAAGGAGGAGTTCACCTCCCTCGGACAGATCTACCAGGAGCTGAAGAAGCTCGAGCCGGACAAGCTGAAGGCGGCGGGCAAGGGCCCGTACAAGGCGGCCATGGAGCGCTTCTCGGCGATCCAGAAGGCGGTCAAGGAGAAGCTGGTCGGACAGCTCCGGAAGCAGAAGTCCTCCTACGGTCCCGAAGGCGGGGACGTGGAAGGCATCGTCTTCCGTGACCTGGAGAACGGCGCGCTCACCAAGCTCGTCGACAAGGACCTCTTCACGAAGCTCAACCAGTTCAACTGGAAGTACCGCGGTCTCATCGGCAAGGGGACCAAGGTCGACAACATCTGGCGGAACGGCGTCATCTCCGACTTCAGGAAGCGGGTGGCCACCGACGTCATCGGGAAGCCTGAGGCGGCCAGCACCGCCTTCGGCCGGCAGCTCTCTTCCCTGAACTCCGAGACAGAGTACCCGAAGGAAGCCGACACCCCCGAGAAGAAGAACGACTACCTGCTCGGACAGTGGGTGAAGAAGAACAAGGCCTTCGGCGGAAAGGACCCGGTCGCGACCTTCAAGGCCGAGATCACCAAGGCTCAGAACGAGATGAAGCAGCTCGAGGCCGAGTGGGCCGCCGAGAAGAAGAAGGGGCCGACCGTCCAGCTCAAGGGGCAGACCCGGAAGATGGACCCGCTCGTGATGCAGCGGACGGACACGGACTTCCAGCAGGCCCACCAGTCGCTGGACGAGCTCCAGAAGGCCGCCGAGGCGATCGGTGGGCTCAAGGGCGACCTGACCAAGAAGGTAGCCATCATGAAGCTCTTCCTCGGCCAGCACCGTCTGGAGAGGCTCCAGGGCGGCGGCGAGGAAGAGGCCGAGGAATCCGTCATGCGTGAAGCACCCGGAGTGGATTCGTACGGGGCCACCCAGCCGCAGACCGGCCAGAAGCCGACCTCGGGGTTCGACAAGACCAGCGTCGCCCAGACCAAGACCAAGGGCGCGCCCAAGGCCACCACCGGCGTCACGACCGAGATGGCCCAGCAGATCCTCAAGAAGAACATCCCCCAGCTGGCGAAGCGGGGGATCAACGTCCGTGGGGCCCACCCGCTCGGGAAGGGAACACGTGGAGTCGCGTTCGACGTCGGAGGGAAGGTCCTCAAGATCACCAACGACGAGCAGGAGGCGGTCGCTTCCTACAAGCTGATGGACGTCAACCTGAAGCACGTCGCCCGCTTCTCGGACGTCTTCCGCTTCCGTGAGGACGAGGAACTGGTCGGCGCCGTTTACGGCATCCTCCAGGAGAAGCTCGCCCCGTTCCCGGGCATGGGCAAGGACCCCAGCGGTCTGGACGCCAGCGGAGAGGCGGCTGATCTGAACCGCGCCATCCTCGCTTTCAACCTTCAGGAGACGATCTACCGTTCGGGCTACAACTGGGACAAGACCAAGGAAGCCTGCCAGGAGGGCGTTTTCAAGAAGATCGCCGAGAAGTACCCGACCTGGAAGACGGACGAGATCGACAACAAGTACGCCATCGCCTACGCCAAGAAGATGAACGTCCAGTGGGACATCATCACGAAGAAGGTGCATATCGACGAGATGGTGCAGGAGCTGAACTCGAAGGGGATCAAGTTCCACGACTACCACGCGGGCAACATCATGGTCCGCCAGGGCGGGGTCTACGTTCTCATCGACATCGGCTACTCCAAGGTCGCCGGCGGGAAGGAACCGCCCGTCCTGGAGAACAAGGTCCCGTACCTCGACGAAGGTCCGCCGAACAGGCTGGCCGCCCTCAAGGCCGCTCAGGCCGGTAAGAAGGCCCAGAAGGACCGTCCCATGATGGACGTGGTCCGGGACGTGCTCCCTCTCCTCAAGAAGAAGGGGATCGTGAAGGGACCGCTCAAGCCGCTCGGACACGGGGCGCACGGCATCGCCTTCGACATCGGAGCAGGTCGGGTCCTGAAGGTGACGGACGACATCCTTGAAGCCAAGTCCTCCAACCATCTGAAGGACAAGAAGCTCAAGCACGTGGTCCACATCTTCGACGTCTTCCAGCTCCCTGGGTCGGAGTTCTATGGCATCGTCGAGGAAAAGCTCGCCCAGATGTCGGCCTACGACAAGAAGGAGTTCGAGCTGGTGACGGACCTGCTGCAGGCCTGCAAGGCTGGCGAGGCCATCCTCTCGGGCGACTACGGCAAGGTGATGGACCAGGTCCGGCTCCACATCAAGGACAAGGACGTCCAGAAGCTGATGGACTCCCAGATGAAGGAGTTCCAGCTTCCGGAGATCATCAAGGAGCTGGCGGGCCAGCGTATCGAGTTCCTCGACTACCACGAGGGGAACCTGATGATGCGGGGCAACGACTACGTCGTCATCGACCTCGGTCTCAGCCAGAGCCCGGGCGCGGCTCCCCCTGTCCTCGAGCGGATCGTCCACACCCTGATGCGGGAGTTCTCCGGTACCCAGCGCCTCAAGGGCCAGGGTCCGGTGGGACGTGCCGACGACCTGGAAGAGCGGAGCAAGCCGGACTACACGGACGACAAGCAGGAGTACGTCGGCGTAGACGGCGGCCTCGTGAATCACACCGAGGACGGCACGGTCGACAAGTACGCTCGAAACATCGAGGAGGCCCAGGCTGACACGGTGGGCGTGACCATAGGACGTTACCAGCCGTTCCACCGGGGTCACGCCGAAGTGATTCGGAAGCTCGCCAATACCCACACCAAGACCATCGTCCTGGTGGCCGGCAACACGCCGGACAAGAAGAACCCGTTCTCCTACGAGACCCGGCTCAAGCTCATGAAGGCGTCCCTCCCGGACGTCTGGAGGAAGCTGGAGGTCTACAAGGCGACCTCGGGCGGCAAGAACAGCGGCTTCGTCCCGGGCATCCTCTCCGACGTGGCCGGGAAGGGCAGCGCCCTGAAGGGCGACACGGCCTGCGAGATCCTGGTCGGACCCGACCGTTTCGAGCAGATGAAGCAGCAGATCGACCGGTCCAAGGAGTACAAGGCCCAGGGGAAGGCGGCAGACAGCAACTTCGATCCCGATCTGGCCGTCGTCAAGATGCTTCCGGGCGTCAAGAACGACGACGACACCGACCGGATCAGCGGCACCCGTCTACGTCAGGCTCTGGCCAAGGACGACCGGAACGCCGTCAAGAGCATGCTCGACCCGCATGTCACCTCGAACCAGGCGACCTTCGAGTCCATCTACAAGGATCTGAAGGACGAGCTGGCCAAGAACGAGGGTCCGCTCCGGGAAGACATCGCCGACTTCGGTGGCGAGAACGCCATCATGGCCGTCATCAAGAACAACGGGGAGAAGCTCCGTGCCAAGGGCATCAACGCCGACCAGCTCCATCGCCTCGGAGCGGGACAGGTCGGCGTGGCCTACGACATGGGCAACAACAAGGTCTTCAAGGCGACGACCTCTCCCAACGAGGCGAAGTCCTGCCTCGCCCTCAAGGGAAAGACCCTTCCGCACGTCGTCAAGATCGATGACGTCTTCCGGATGATCGACCGTCGAAACCCCGACAAGCCCCTCTACGGAATCATCCGGGAGAAGCTACACCCCCTGTCTCCGGCCGAGAAGACCGAGGTCGATGACCTGGTCGATGACCTCCGCTCCTCCGAAGTCACGGGCGGGGCGCCCCACATCGTGGACTACGACACGGTCATGAAGAAGATCCGTGACGAGCTCTCTCGCGACCTGGTGTCTGCCGGCGCCAAGAACCGCGAGCGGATCCAGCGGATGATCGACCAGAAGATCGACTACATCGAGCGCGGTCTGAAGAAGTACCAGATCGACCAGATGATGGCGGAGCTCAAGCAGGCCAACATCATGTTCGCCGACTACAAGGGCGACAACATCATGAAGCGTGGCGGGGAGTACGTGCTCTCTGACCCGGGCGGCCGTACCAACGGCGGCGAACCGCCCGTGCTCGAGAAGATCATGGAGACCATCATCTCCGAGATCGGCATCACCATGACCCCGGGAAGCGGCCCCGGCGGAACTCAGGCAGGTCTCAGGGCGGGAAGCTCCGGCTGGTCCAGCCCGCAGAACATGTTCACCGACGAGGACGTCGCGGCCTACCAGGAAGCGCCGGAAGAGTTCGAGCTCTGGTCCGACAAGCTGAAGGGTGTCGACACGGCCAAGGCCATCGGGGAAGAGATCATGCGGCTCCTTGAGAAGACTCAGGCCAAGACGTCTGACCGCGCCTCCAACCAGTTCGAACACCTGGTGGCCAAGTCCCTCCAGAGCCAGGGCATCGACGCCAAGGCTGTCGGTGGCAATGATCCGAAGAAGGCGGACGTCGAGGTGACCATCGGCGGGAAGAGCGCCTACATCGAGGCCAAGTACACCGAGGCCGGCGGCGCCAACCTCGTCTCGGCCCGCATGAAGCTGGTGGACGGGAAGTGGCAGGGATCGGGCGAGCAGACCGGCTTCACGGCCGGGATCGCCAAGGACCTGGAGACGAACCCCGACGCCCAGAAGTTCCTGAAGGAACTGCACGCCTTCGTGGCCAAGAGCCGCAAGGAGCAGGGTCTTCCGGTGCCCAAGGTCCTCTCCATGCCGTCGCAGGGGAAGCCCGCCGACATCATGAAGCGTAGTCCGAACGCCGTGACCCCGGACGAGATCAACGCCTTCATCGACAACAAGAAGTCGGCAGGCAAGGGCAACCGCTACATCTACCTGAACGTCGGGGCGGGGGACGTGCAGCAGCTGGTGGCCGCCCACTACAAGTACAAGAACGCCCCGTACATGCAGTTCGGCAACGACTTCTATCTTCTTGGAGACGAGGACCCGTTCGGTCTCTCCAAGCTCAATCCGCCCGTCCCCCAGTTCGAAGTGACCTCGGGACGGAAGGGGGTACGTGTAGCATCCAGGACCGGTCGTTACGAGATCATCCCCGAGCTGAAGGCCCTGAAGGTCACTCCCTCTCCCTACAGCCTGGTCGATCCGAAGAAGAAGTTCCCATTCAAGAAGCAGAAGTAACCAGCAGGGAGGGACTCATGGCATGGAGTCTTGGATCGCTGCCCGGTGCCCCACCGACGAGGGGGACTACATTCTCAAGAACGCTTCTCGCACCCTCATCAGGTTCAGTGAAAGGTGCCAGCCTGACATCGCCCAGCTCATGTCTGAGATGGAGGAGCTGAACGTCCCGTTCTCCTACGCCGACAAGGTCAAGGAGATCTACTTCACCCTGATGCCCGACCACGGAGACCACCTCAACGGTCTCATCCGCATCAGCTTCACGAACCAGTCCCGAGAGATCCTCGCCCGCATCCTCATCCACGAGCTGGCCCACAACATCGACGATGAAGAAGGTCTGTCTGAACGAGACGACATCATCACCGAGAAGAAGAAGAAGGCCCGCTACCTCCCCGACACCTACGCCCGGAAGAACGTCGACGAGTACATCGCGATCGGATTCGAGACGTACTACTGCGGCACTCCCGAACAGAAGCGCAAGATGAAGCGGTGCAACCCGCGGCTCTTTGGCGCAATTAGATACCTTCACCGAAAGTACCGAGCGCGTTGAGCTCCTTTTTAGGGTTGACAGCGTCCTGAGACGCCTATGTATTAGGTGCACATTTAGAGACCGGTGCACACACGGCGCGCGAAAGGCGCCAACAACTTTAGAGTCTCACAACCGAAAGGAGCAACACCCGCCATGGCATCACTCGCCGAAATGAGAGCCCGTCTCCAGCAACTGAATCAGCGCACGGGCAAGAAGCAAAACGACATCTGGAAGGCAAAGGACGAGCACGACGTTCGTCTTCTCCCCGATCCGCGTGGACCGGAGCACGACCCGTTCGTGATCCTCGTGTTCCACTACGAGCTCGGTGGGGCCAGCTGTCTCTGCCCGCTGAAGAACTTCGGCAAGCCCTGCAAGGTTTGCGACTTCTGCGAGAAGCTCCGCGCCTGGAAGGGCCCGGATGGCGAAGACAAGGCCGAGGGAGATCGCAAGGCCGACTTCGAGATCTTCAAGAAGATCCAGCCGACCGAGAAGGCGTTCGTCCGTCTGGTCGAGCGCATGAAGGACGGCACCCTCTCTCCGGACGGCCCCAAGTGGTGGTCGCCGGGCTTCACCAACAACAACAAGCTCATCGACCTGATGAGCAACACGGAGCGGATGGAGATGCTCGATCTCGATCCGACCGACGACGCGTCGGGGTTCAAGGTCCTGTTCGACATGAACAAGGCCTTCGACATCCACATCCGCTTCTCGGACGCCGCGGGCAAGCCGCTGGCGAAGGGCAACAAGAAGAACCGCCCGATGACCGAGATCACCGAGGCCAGCATGAAGGGCCGTCCGGTCACGAAGGACAAGGAAGAGCTCAAGAAGCTCCTCACGTCCATCAAGCCGATCGGTGAGGTCTACCCGGAGCAGAGCTCCGAGGAAGTCGCCATCCTGCTCGACAAGTTCATCGGCGGTGGTTCGGCCGAGGCGAAGTCGGAGGGCGGCACCGAGAAGTACGAAGCGAACTCCGGCGAGGACACCGGCGGTCTCAAGGGTGGCAAGTCCATCGACGAGGCCTTCGGCGAAACCGTCGACGAGAACGCCGCCTCGTAATCCGACTCCCTAGTTAGCTTGTCCGTCGCTACCGGGTTTGGTCCGGTACGGTCTGTCAACTGTCAGGCCGATGGACTCTTTTTCTAAAGGAGTCACATGAGCTCTCTCTATCGTATCAAGGGAATGGGGCGTGGGTTCGATGGCCTCGTCATCGAGTCCAGCCACGTCATCACCAACGGCCTCCACGAGGTCGTCCGCATCATCAACCACAACGCCGTCTTCGGTGACCGGAATGTCTCGTTCCCGGTGCCGGAGCGCTGTCTCTTCATCAACGAAGAGTGCCTCGAGCCCTACGACGAAGAGCTCCGCGAGTACGATTCCACGAACCCGAACGGCAAGTTCGTCTGCGAGAGTCGCCACCGGCGCCACGAGCTCGAAGTCGTGGTCGCAGAGTACGAGCGTTGCCTGACAGTCTCCGTGCTCGAACACTTGCACGAAGACGGAAAGTACAACGACACCCGCGGGCGGGACATCGTCCACACCCGCTACACCCAGAGTTTCAAGGATCGGCTCGACACGGTGAAGACCCTGATCGAGAACGAGATCCGCATGGGCGACCTCGACGACCTCATCTTCCATCTCAGGAAGCTGAAGGAGATCGAGTTCGTCCCGGACGCTGGGGCAGAGGAATAGACCATGGCAAAGAAGGACAAGGACGAAGCCCCGTCGACCAAGGACGAGGCGGATTCCCTCAAGCTCAGCAAGCTCCTCGTCAAGCAGTTCAACGACGGGGAAGACAAGATCGCCTGGAACCTCGGGACCGATCATGACAACCCCACCGAGGTGAAGGAGTTCATCTCCTTTGGTTCCACCCTCCTCAACTACATCTGCACCAACCGACGCAACGGGGGTGCACCCGTGGGCAAGATCACGGAGATCGTGGGTGAGGAAGCCTCGGGCAAGTCGCTCCTGGCGGCCCACCTGATCGCGGAATGCCAGAAGCGGGGCGGCATCGCGGTCTACATCGATACGGAGAACGCGGCCAGTCCGGAGTTCCTCGTGCAGCTCGGGGTGAACATCAACGAGCTCGTCTACCTCCAGCCCGGCTGCTGCGAGGCGGTGGGCGAGGCGATCGACAAGACCATCCTCACGGCTCGGGCCAAGGCGCCGAACAAGCTGGTCCTCATCGTCTGGGACTCCATCGCGAACTGCCCGACCAAGGCGGAGCTCGAGGGGAGCTACGACCTGAACATGAACCTCCAGCTGGAGAAGTCCAAGGTCCTCAGCAAGATGATGAGGAAGCTGGTGGACACGCTCGGCAAGGAAAGGATCTGCGTCGTCTTCACGAACCAGCTGAAGACGAAGATCGGCGTCATGTACGGCGACCCGATGACGACCCCCGGAGGAAAGGCGGTCCCCTACGCGGCCAGCCTCCGCATCCGCCTCACTCGCTCCACCCAGCTCGTCCAGGGCAAGCCGAAGAAGGGCGAGGAGAAGGAAGAGGGGACGGAGGGCGCGTCGGAGGGAGAAGGCAAGAAGGAGGCCAAGGGCGCGGTCTACGGCATCAACACAATCGCCAAGGTGATCAAGTGCCGCCTCGGTCCCCCGCTCCGCCAGTGCCGGTTCGACATCACGTTCTCCTCGGGCATCGACGACGAGGAGAGCTGGTTCACCCTGCTCCATGAGCGGGGCGAGATCGAAAAGCAGAAGGGGTGGTGCTACTACTCGAAGTACCCGTCGGGGAAGATGTCCCTCAAGGAAGACCCGACCAACCCGAAGAAGGAGGTCGAGTACGATCGCGGCCTCATGTTCCGGGAGAAGGAGTGGAAGAAGGCCCTCAAGGACTTCCCCGACTTCAAGACCCACGTCCAGAACGACCTCGAGAAGCACCTCATCGTGAAGTACGGCGAGACGCCGGCGGACTTCGGGGGAGACTCCGACAGCCTGCTGGACGTCGAGGCGGCGCTGGAAGTCGCCCAGGGTGGGTAAGTACGTCGCAGGATCGAAGAACGCTCTCCTCGGAGACGGCTTCAAGGACCGGGTCCTCTCTCTCCTCCTAGAGGCGGGAGAGGACGCCCGGGACTTCCGGACGCACCTGCTCGACCGGGGCTACTCCGATCGGGACGCCAACGACATGGAGCAGCTGGAAGGAGACATCTTCCTTCCGGCCTACCACGTCTTCCTGGAGTGCAAGACCTCGGACAAGTGGCGGGACAGCGTGGTCATCAAGCCGCGCCCTCTCGCCTGCTTCAGCGGACCCCACAAGTTTTACGTGACCTCGTTCTGTGACAATTTCGAGGCCCGCTCCTACGTAGATATCAGGGTCCACACCTCCAAGACCGTGAAGAACGGGGCGGAGGCGAGGGACGG